GTGCAAGAGATGTAGACCTTAAAGAGGCAGCAAAATCCATACCAAAACCAGAAGCTTCTTGTAAGTCTCTAGCTATAGTTCTTATGGATTTTCCAGATACAACTTCTAGTTTTTCCATAGATTGTATTAACGTATCTACTTGTGCTCCTCTAGATAATATACCAAAAGCAGCAGTAAGTGCAAAAACGTTAGCAGCTAGTAGAGCATAGGCACGAACGAGACCTCCAGAGCCTCCGCCGCCTTCCATACCTTGTTGCATTTTAGAAAAGTTTTTAGTAACGTTAGAGGACATGTTAGCTGTACCTTTAAGGCCTCTATCTGCTGAAACAGTTGATTTTCCTAAATTTTGATTACCTTGATTTACTTTTCTTTGTGAAGCAACAAGTGCATCAAGCTCTTTTTTAGTGCCTGTTATATTTTGACCATTTACTTGTATGGTAATTATATTTTTGCCTTTAGCCATTATTTACTTTTCATTCTATCCATTTCGCGTTTCATTCTTTGTTGCGATTCTTTGATAGCTCTACTGTCTAACCACAGTATTGTATTAAATACGAATTCTATTTGATAATCTTCTACTTGATAATATTTTAGTAAAAAATCGAAATTTGCATAGTCTTTACCTATATACCCTATATCAGGATATACTCTATTTCCCATGCTATTAAATATACTTAGTATATCTGAAATAATATTTGGAAAGTCCTCCCAGTCTGGAGGACACTTATCCCAGTCTACTTCTTCGCCAGTTTGCTCACACATCATGAGATACTGGTCTTTTGTCATTCCTATGTCTGAATTACTTAGGTAAGTCTCCAGTTTCTTTTTTATTGTTTGCTGATTCTTTGCTACGAAAGTTTTCTAAATCGAAGACTACCTCGTTGAGCCAGTTATCAAACTCTGATGAATTTTCTACAAGCACTAAAGCATTATCAAAAGTATATTCCATTTCTGTATTCAGGTCTTGTCCCTTTAAGTCAACTAATATAAGGTCTTCTAAGTATGAAAGCTTTAAGCCTTTCCAGTTTTTAACTGTTGCGCCCGCAAACTCTTTTACAAAATTTTCGTCATCTAGTATTTCTTCAAAGGCTCTAGTTTTTCTATTGAACTTGTTTGAGGTACACTTTTTTCTTAAGTTTACCAATTCTTTTCTAGATAAATTTGCAAGTTCTACTTCAAATCCATCTAATCCTGGGAAATCTACCCAAGTAGTTTTACTGTCTACCAGTAGTGATTTTAAATCCATTTATGTTCTCCTAATATGTTATAATGGTTCCTAAATTTGCAGGACTAGTAACTAATCTGAAGTCTATAGTCTGCGTGTATATTTCAGCAACACTAGATCGTTTTGTAAACATGCATCCTGCTAAGTTTGCGTTTAAAAACGTGGAACCACCTACTATGGTCTTTATTCCTATTGTTGTCGAAGTATTAAACGATTGAAAAGTAGAAGAATTATTAC